CCGACCGAAGGTGACATAGGGAAATGCCGCGTCTGTCGGCACGCGGTCGAAGATGCGCTTGCCGCCCAGCAGAGCGGCAAGCGTTGCATCGCCCGCCAGCGCTTCGAACATCGCTTTCTGCAGATCAGCGGAGGCTGCTGTCATCGCGTTCCTCCCTCGCCTGATCGGCATTGCGCGGCTCGGGCCGTCGAAGTTCGACCTGCTCGGCCAGTTCATGGGCTTTCCAGCGCAGCGCGCGCACCAGCCCGTCAAGCGTCAGGGCAATGCTCACATTCATTTACCGCCCTCCTGAACCCGGCACACCAGATATCGGCCGCTCTCGTCCGGATCGTGCACCGTCACGATCTCGAATATCCGGCCGCCACGCCGGAAACGCATGCCGCCTTCGATGCCGGCGCGCTTGCGCAAGGCGATACGGTGCGTCACCGTTTCCAGCATCGTGTCGGCTCCGAAGCGGCTTTGCGCCGACAGCGGTTCGATGCGCGCGAAGACGGTAGCGACTTCATTCCATAGCTCGGAAAACCCGCCCATGCCGTCCGGTATGGCCTCGGCCTTTTCGAGAGCCAGTTCGGTGCGCAGCGCACCGGGGTTGAGGAAGGAGGCCAGCATTCAAACCCTCCTCGTCCGGAAGGGTGCGACCAGCCGGTCGTATCCGGCCGGATAGCCCACCGGCTGGTCTCTTGGCCCGAACGCCGTGCGGAATTCGTACCAATGCGCCACGAGAAGCAGCATCGCCCGGCGCAAAAGATCGGGCACGTCTGTTCCCGCCTCGCCGAAGCCCGCGGTAAAATCGATCTCGATGCCGTTCATCGTGCGCAAAGCCGGCGGTGCATCGCCAAAACTGATGCGCGACGGCCGCGATACGGTGTCTGCCTGATATCCGGCAGGATTGACCAGCGAAGCCTCGCCATCCGGTCCGTAAGCGGTAACGGAAAGGATCGTTCGCACAGGGTGCAGCGCGATTGTCACGGCCCCATTGCGCGGCCACGCGTCCAGGACAAGCCGCCAGCCCTGCTCGATGAGAGCAAGGCCGGTCGTCCGCTCCACCTCCTCGCGCGCGGCGCGGATAAGACCCGCAAGCAGGTCGTCCTCGCTGGAATGGTCGATGCGCAGATGCGCCTTCGCCTCCGCCAGCGTCACCGGCTCGGCGGAAGGCTCCACGGTTCTGATCAGCGTCATGCAATCGCCCTGTGATGGAGATAAAAAGAAGCGGCCCCGGGGGAGGAAACCGGGGCCGCGGTGGCAGGCTTGCGCGGCGAAGACCGCGATCAGGCCGTGCCGAACTTGATCAGCTTGATGGCGTCGAAGTCCTGCACCCCGCCGCCCACGCGCTTGGTCGTGTAGAACAGCACATAGGGCTTGGCGGAATAGGGATCGCGCAGCACGCGCACGCCTGCCCGGTCGACCACGAGATAGCCGCGCCCGAAATCGCCGAACGCAATCGGCGTGGTGCCGGAGCCGATGTCGGGCATGTCCTCTGCTTCCACCAGCGGGAAACCCATCAGCATGGCGTTCTGGCCGGGGCCGGCCGGCGGCTGCCAGATGTAGTTGCCGTCGCCGTCCTTCAGCTTGCGGATCGCCGCCTGCGTCTTGCGGTTCATCACCCAGTGCGCGTTCTGGCGATAGCCCGCCTTAAGCGCATATACGGTATCGATCAGGATGTCGGATTCGTCGTTGGCCGCGAAAGCCCCGGCCACGCCGGTCAGCGTGTAGCCGATGGAGCCCCAGGCCCAGGAGGTCTCGGCAACCTTAGTGTAGTCGAGAAAGCCCTTGGGCTTGTTGACGCCATCGCCGGACACGAAGGCCGCCCCTTCCTGCTCCGCAAAGGCAGCCTCCACCTCGGCCGAGATCCACTGGTCGAGATCGACGATGGAGTCCTCCAGCAGCGTCGCGGTCGCCGCAGGCATGGCGTAAAGCTCCATGGTCGGGAACTGCAGTTCGGCCAGCGTCGCCGTATTGGTCTGCGGGCGCGCCGCAGTCTCGGCCACCCAGCCGACAGCCGGGCCGTTCACCGCGAACGGCTTCTTCAGCACGGCGGAAGACACCTGTCGAACCGAGGCGATAGAGCGGATCGGCGACATGGCGGCAAGGCGCTTGCCGATCTCCGCTTCCGTTTCGGGTGGCACCAGATAGCCGCCATCCTGCCCCGATCCGTAGGACATGGCCTTGGTGTCGAGCGCACGCAGATGGCGGTCGTCGCCGCTGCGCATATAGGCGTCGAATGCCTGTTTGTGCTCGGAAGGCAGCGCCGCCTGTTCACGGTCCAGAACCGGGCGCGCCCGCTTCAGCGTCAGCTGGTCGATGGCCCGCTTCTGCTCATCGAGCGCGCGCGAGATGCGGTCCACCTTATCGGTGGTCAGCACGTCGGCGCCCATCCGACGCTCCATTTCGGCAAGCTTCTCGTCGTTGCTTTCCCTGAAAGCCTCGAAGGTGGACATGAATTCGCCGAAGGCGTCCTTCAGATCCAGATGGTCGCCGCTCATCGACTTGGTTTCGAGCGGCTGGGCAGGCTGCGATGCATTCATAGAGAACGTCCTTTCGGGTTGATGATGCTGATTGCGTGGCGGATCGCCCTGGTGAGCTGACGCACACCTGTTTCATCGTCGGCAGACGGCTTGCGGCGTTTTGCCTTGACGGTTTCAACGCGCGCCGACGGTTGCATGGGAAAGGTCACCACCGAGATTTCCCACAGGTCGGCCTCGACGATGTGGCGGGTACCGCCAGCCGTATCGCGTCGCGTGCGCACCGCCTTGAAGCCGATGGAGAGGCCGTCGAGCGCGCCGCTGCGCAACAGCGCCAGCACCTCGTTGGCGCGCTGCACGCCGAGCGTGAGCCGACCCCGCACGAACAGGCCGCGCCTGTCCTCCCGGATTTCGGTCCACACGCCGATCGGCTGCGCCGCGTCATGCTGGTAGAGCATGCGGATGCCGGAAACCTTCCGACGTCCGAGCGATTTCGCGAATGCGCCCGGCTCCACCACATCCTTGCCGAGATCGACAATGCCGAACAGGCTGGCGTAGCCGGAGAAGGTGCCGTCGGCCCCAACCTCGTCCACGACGAGGTCGGCGAGTTTGCGTTCAAGGCCGTGCGAGAGAGGGTCAGCTTTCATGGCCGTCACCTCCTTCCGCATCGCGGCGCGGGCGGTCCGGCCTGTACTGGCCCAGAAGCTTCAGCACGAAGCCCAGCGCCCACCAGGCGCACAGGCTGGCCAGCGCCGATCCCATCAGCACCATTTCGGAGGACCCGATGCGTTCCTCGATACCGAGGTCGGTCGCGACCTTGAGGCCCGCCGTCCCGCCGAAAACGACGCCGCACATTACGCCCACGATGAAACGCGAGGCCGCCTCGCGCCGGCCCTGCGGCAGGATATATACAAGCGATGCCGCGGATCCCGCGATGGCGCCAACACCCTTGGCAGCCCACAACCAGCTTCCCTGCGACATGTCGGTCATGACAGGTCTCCTTCGCCTTCGCGGCGGGGCTGATAGCCCACCGCCTCGCGTTTCTCGTCCTCTGTCAGGAAGGATGCCGCTTCGAGCCGTGCCCACAGCGCATCGCGGTCGCTGGTCAACCCGTCGACGCGATCCGCATCGTACCAAAGCCGCAGATTTTCGCCGAAAGCCGGCCTTATCCAGGCCGACAGGTCTCTGGCGGTGCGCGCCACCAGCGGCAGCACCGTCAGCCGGTAGAAGGCCCGGTTCGCTTCCTGATAATTCGCATAGGTGTTGTCGCCCGGAATGCCGAGCAGCATGGGCGGCACGCCGAAGGCCAGCGCGATGTCGCGGCTGGCCGAGTGCTTGGCCTCCACGAAATCCATGTCGCGCGGCGTCAGCCCCATAGCTTTCCAGTCGAGCCCGCCTTCCAGCAGAAGCGGCCGCCCGGCGCGGGTGGCGCCCGAATAGCCCTGCTCCAGTTCGGTCTTCAGCCGGTCGAACTGTTCGTCGGTCAGGTTGCCGCCCTCTTTGGTCGCGTAGACCAGCGCCCCGGATGGCCGGGCGGAATTGTCGAGGAGAGCCTTGTTCCAGCGCCCTGCGGCGTTGTGCGTGTCGAGCGCCATGAGCGCCGCCTCCAGCGGCGGAAAACCGTAATGGTCCTCCAGCGGATGAAACAGCGTCAGATGTACAGCTCCGCCGGCGTGGAGCGCGACCCGCCGTCTTGCGCTTCCTTCACGATGATCCAGAGCCGCGGGCCAGCCGGCAGAATCCGTCACAACGGTCACCCGGTCGGGGCGCAGCAGATGCAGTTCGCGCGCCTCCACACCGGCCTCGATCAACTCGACATAGGCGTTTCCGGCCAGCAGCAAGTGTCCGTAGAGCGCCTCCAGAAATGTCGCGCCGGCCTGCCGCTGGTTCGGCCGCTCCAGCAGATCGAGCAGCGGATGCGCCTCGATCTCACCGTTTCCTTCATAGAGAAGCCAGGGGATGCTCGCCGCCGATTCGGCGATCAGCCGCACCGCCCGGTGCACGATCGGGTTGCGCATGAAGCCCTCGCGGGCCAGCGTCGCATAGTCGCGGCGCGTCCAGCTCGCCTCGCCCTGGGCATGAAAGGCGATGAAGCCAGAGCCCGCAGAGTCCTTGGTTTCAAGACGCACACCGCCATTCCCCGCGGTTCGGGGCCAGGGCCATTTCCAAGCCATTGCAAATCCTGTCGGTTAAAGAAGATCGCGGATGCGCGGGGCAGAACCCCTGCCCGATGTCAGTTCGGTGATCGCCCACACCAGCGCATCCATGCGGTCGGGCGAGCGACCTCCGGGCAAACCGTCCGGGCCGAAATCGCACATTTCGTCTTCCAGTTCGGAAAAGCGCGCCGCATGGCGCACCCTGCCCTGCTGGTAAAGTGCCGCCACCGGTTCGGCCCGCAGCCATTTTCCACGGCTCGCCCGCACCGGTTTCACCGATACGGAGGGATCGACAGTGTGCAAGACGGCAGTCGCCATCTCGCCACCCTGATTGACCTCCACCACAAGGCAATCGGCCTGAAGCCGGTGAAACAGAGCAATCGCTTTCGCAGCCCATTGCTGCGGCTTTGCCGCCCGTACCGTCTCGTCGGCCAGCACAATCGCAAAGCCCTGCGCATCCAGCCCCGCCGCGACGATGCCGCACGCATCCGAGGTGCGGCGCGAGCTCGCCGGCGGATCGACCGCCACAACGATGCGCTGCAGCTCAGTGCCATTTGCATTCGCCATCGCCTGCTCCAGCATGGAGCGCGACCACAACGCATCCTCGCGGTCATCGATCAGTTCGCCGCCGAGTTCCTGCCGGCCCAGCCGCGTGCCTGCATAACGCCGCTCGATCGCCTCGATGAAACCCGGTGCAAGATTTGCCCGGTTCTCATGAGTACCGAGCTTCGTCAGCATGACGGACGGATCGGCCAGAAGCCGCTTCATCAAAGGCGTCGGACGCGGCGTGGTGGTGATGAGCTGGCGCGGTCGGTCTCCCAGCCGAAGGCCGAACTGAAGCATATCGTAGGTCGCCTCGGCATTCTTCCACTTGGCCAGCTCATCGCACCACGCAGCGGCAAACTGCGGTCCGCGCAGGCTTTCGGGATCTTCGGAGGAAAATACCTGCGCCACCGCACCGCTCGGCCACAAAAGCCGTCGCCGCGACGCCTCGTAGCGGGGCCGGTCGTCGCGCGCCACACTGGCTATGCCCGAAGCGCCATCGATCATCACCTCGCGCACATCGCCCAGCGTCTCGCCCACCAGAGCGATCAGTCCATGCCGGTTGCCCGGGCGGGCGAAAGGCGGCAATCCCCGCGCCAGCGCGATCACCCATTCGGCCCCGAGCCGGGTCTTGCCCGAGCCACGTCCGCCCATCACCAGCCAGCCGACAGGGTCGCACCCGATCTGAAGCTGGTTGGCGCGCCCCCGCAT